CTGTGCTGATAGGGTTTTCAAAGCTCTGGGGAACAATCATTCCTACACTTCCTCCACCTTCAGCAGGAGTTTGATAACCAACTTCAGAACTCATCTTTATGTCGTCATCATCACCATCTAAATCGTCTATGTCTTCGTCTCTTAATTGACTATCTACAACAGCATCCTGTATAGCAGCAAAATCAGGCATTATGACTTCACGACCTTCTGATTCAATTTGATTGTCCATATAATCTAGTGCATCATCCGGATCCATGTCATCCATTTTATCATATGCTTTTTCTACTTCAAGCATTTCATGTAGTTTATCCATAAATCTTTTTTCACGCAATTCAGGATATCTACTTAATAACTCTTCAGCTAAATCAAATTCTTTATCTTCTTCGTCTTTATAGATATTTGTTGTCTCTTTATCATACCAAGCTTTTTCTGCTTCTTCATCATCAAACATCTTGAATTCAACGTCCATATAATGGAATGAAGCTTGAAGATAATCTAATGCTCTAGTGATTTTAGATTGTACCCACTCTTGTAAATCAACAGAAGGTGGTAGTTTTTCCATAAGCTCACAGATTTCTTCAGCATAGTCTTTAATGATTTTAACTTGTCTGAATGTCATCTCTTTATCAGGAAATTCTGTATTTTCTTTTTCAATGTTTTCCATAATGCTTTTAACTATAGTCATAGTAGCATCTTTATTACAAGGAGAAGAAGTAATAGATACGTTCATTACTTTAGACTTACGAATAATTTTCGGATCTCTTTCATCTCTTTCAACAACTTGTCCTTCAACTGATAATCCGATTTCTCTATCAGCACCAGCTTTCTTCATCGCATCCATAGTTTCTACAAGAGATTTAACAGCAGGTTTTTCTGCATAGAGATAACCTTTTAACATTGTAGCTTTATAACCTTTATATTCACATGCTTTAACTGCTTCAGGTTGTCCCATAACAAATTCAGGTCCTTGCTTATGTTCAAGGTTTAAGAAACCTCTTTTAAGAAAGTATGACCAATCAATACCATCTTGAACAATGATTTCACCTGCTTCATCTGGTGCTTCAGTAGATGCGATACCTACAATCTTAATTCTTTGTGGATTAAAACGTGGTTCGCCCTGTACATATTCACCATCGTGCTCGCTTTTTTCAATATTTATCGGCATCCATGCTGAAAATACGTCAATCTTTTTATTCATAAGTCTTTCCTTTTCATAAATCTTTGATGTAATGCTGTATTAAAATCAACATTCTGCTTTAAAAGTTCAAGTAATTGAAATGTAGCATCGCCTCCAAGTAGTTTATAATCATGTCTTTTATTATTTGTTTGATCAATCAACTTAAATGTTTTAATTAAAGTATCTTTCTCAATATTACCGGTTGCAATTCTTTTCGCAATTCTTTTACATTTTCCTGTTGTTCTGAATTTTGAAGAGTGTTTTAGTGCATTCTTTGCAATAACAATCATCGCTTGCCCTAATGTAGGTCCAGCAGTTACGACGTTTGATTCTGTTGAAACTTCTTCTTTTACTTGAGTATTTATATTACTTTCAGTTTCTAATTCAGCAGAGTTTGTTTTTTGAATTTCTATTTGATGTCTTGCTCTTTCGAGCGCTTCTGCAAAACTCATTTCTTTTCATCTCTTTTCTTGAAACGTTCTACCATCATCTTTGCCCAGTCTCTACCGGGATCGCCTCCCCATATAGCCCAAGCAGTATATCCTGCATCTGCCCATGGAAAGTCTTTATGTTTTGGATGATGTGCTTCATTACCACTATGACGACTGAAGAATGAATGCATTCTTTTTATTGTATCTTCACTCAAAGGTTTTCTATCAGCGAGTTGTCTTGCTCTTGTCCATCCTACTGATGTTCCACCTTTTACTTTACTACCGTGTTCTTCTTTGGCTTTAATAGCACGACGTGCTGCTGCAGCAACACTTTTAGGTGCAATATAGGTTTCACCTTTAGCAAGTTTTTCTAATACTTCTGAATGCTTCTCCATAACTTTTTTCGCAGCATCCATTTGAACTGATTTTTTCTTATGTCTATCCCAAAGATATTTATCTGCTTTTCTTGCACCACTCTTTGAATCAAATAGGAATGCATATACTCTAGCTCTTGCCCAAGATTGTGGTGTTTGCCCCGGTCTTCTTCCACTTGTTGCAGCAGCTTTCAATCCTTTATCATATACTTCTTCGATAATACTTCTTGAAACACCTGATACTTTACTTGCAGCACGTATAAATTCTTTCTTGCCGGGTTTCTTTATTTCTTCTCTTACTTTAGAAGCTTTAGCAGATTTTGTACCTTTGTTCTGCTTCTTCTTTTTCTTTTCAATTTCTTCGTCTCCAGGCAAAGGACCATATATATCCTCACCTGTTTTCTCTTTATGCGCTTGTCTGCGTTCTATTTCTTTTTCTCTTTTGCGTGCTACCTCAGGTGATAGTCCTTCAAAATATTGTTTAGGATGTTTCTTTCCATCTTTATCATGATCTACTTTATCTTTAGCAAGCTCTCTTGCTTTCTCTAAAAATTCATTAAACATCTTCTGGGTCCTCTTCTAACATTGGGTCTTTGATATCTAAGCTTTTCTTAAAATCTTCACCAATGTTTTTGGCAACTTCTAAATAACTTGGATCGTTACTTGGTCCCATAGAGATAGGAACATCAGGTTTATTATTATCATCTTGTTGAGAACCTCTTTCAGCACTCTGTTTCTTTCTTTCTTTGATTCTTTCTTTAAACTTTTGTTCTGAAATCTTGAGATCTGCTTGTGAAGGTTTATCAATGTCAGCAGGCTTTTCTCTATCTGGACTTATGTTTTCTCCACCTCCTGCACCAAAGTCTTCAGCTACTTCCAAACCTTCTCTATTTATTACTGAAGATTTGAGTGATGCATAGTGAATACCAATAATATCTCCATCTTCCAAAGGAGGTAAATCGTGGAAATGTCTGATTTCATTGATTGTCATGTAAGACATTTTGTGGTGTTCTATTTTAATTTTATCAAGAGATGAAATACTGTCCATTCCTGTGAATTCTAATACATAGTCTGGGTTAATTTGTGAAACAATATATTTATTTATCCACACCTCAAGAGAACGAATTAAAGGACGTAATCCTTTTTCTCTACCTAAAAGAACGCGAGCAAAAGGGTCCTGCGTAAATAGAGTATTCTTAACACGTTCTACATGGAATTGAAAACCTATTTCTGATGGGTCTAACTGATATACACCACAAATAATTTTAATTAAGTAATGCAACCAATCTTGGTATTCCATTTCTGCATTTGAAGAACCTAAAGAAATGCTTTGTAAGTTTTCATCATTCTCTGGGTCTAACTGAATGAGTGGTGTTCTTTTCGCATTATCAACACCAGATAACATCTGATAAAACTCTCTTCTAAATGCACGGAATAACTTAGGATTCATTTTAGATTTAACTGCGATAATTCCTGATGTTGATATACCGTTTGTAAAGTTTGCTTCATTAAACTTTTCTGCATTAAAGATGTTTGATAAAGCTGAATAAACTTCTTCTAGTTCAGGATATCCATAACCTCTTGCATAAATATCTGTTCTTGGTCTTCTTACACCAAAACATAAATCTTTCTGTTTATATTCAGCAGTAACTTTTCTATCAATAACCTGAACGTAGTGAATACCATCTTTGTCGCGCTTACCTTTTCTCATTTCTTCTTCGGTAAGTTTCGATCTTCTAATTGTTGCTGCATCTACAGGCGAGAATGAAACAATCTTTCCTTTTTTATTTCTTTCAATCTCAAAATTACATTGGTCATATATCAACGAGTCTCTTGTAATTTGTCTTAAGAAATGTTCAAAGGTCATTTCAAAATCATCGTTATCTCCACAGGTTCTCATAAACTCTGTAAGTTCTCTGATTTCTTCTCTTTGCTTTTCATCAGGTGAGTTGTTTGGATCTTTTAGATATATCTTAAAACCTAATCCATCTTCATCAGCTTTGGATGCAAATTCTGCAACCTGATTCACACGTGTCTGAATTATAGCAGCAATCAAAGGATGTGATGCCAAGTTTCTCAGAACATCGTACGTTAGTTTTCTTTTACCTACATTATGGTCTTCAATATAATAACCATTCTTGTCTGCTGTAGGAAACATATGATTACTTATATCCATAGGATTGTAGTAATAATTCATTGCGCTTTTTTCGATGTCAGTTTGCAAAGCATTTAATGCATTTGCAGCTTGATCTTCTAAAGCTTTCTCGAGCATAACTTCTTCAATAACTTCATCAACTGTTTCTGTATCAGTAATGCCCAATAATCTTTTATACCAAGCCATTTTATCTCCTATTGTCTTTGTTGTCTTTCATCCATCAAATGTTGGACGTTTGTATCTATTCTTGTTAAAGTTAAATTATTATTAGAAATCTGTGTTTTTAACGTAGCAATTTCTTCTTTAACTTCTCTAATATCTTGCTTGTGTTCTTTTAATACTTCTACTTCAGTTTCTAATTTTTGAATCTGCTTCGCTGTATCTTTACTGTCTTTATGCCATGTATAGAACAGAGTTACAAGTCCTAAAATAGAACCTAAGCTTAGTATAGCTGTACTTTCAACGCCCATCATTATATCAACCTTATGCGAAAGAGCGAAGTTGAATAATTATGCAATGTGCTTGGTCAGAAATGATTCCAGTTGTTCCTTCGTATGCTAACTGAAGTGTTGTATTTGATGTACTCTTTACGTGTATAAAAGAAGTACTTGGACCACTTGTAACCATACCTCCACTGTGCTCGCCTGTATCACCTCTTTGATGTACAGTTGGTGTTGAACCACCTTCTAGCCAGTAGTTATCTGAACCTGTTAAAGAACCTAAAGCATGTCCGTAACAAAGATACTCACCCGGAGGTAAAGTAATTGAAGAACCACTAATAGATAAATTTGAAATTCCACCATACTCTTTATTTACAGAAGAAGACCAATCAGCTTTTCTAGGTGTGCCACTGTCATGTGCAGTAGAACGAAGCATTGCAATCTTAGGTGATGTTATTTGTTCTTGTTGAAAATTATAAGTCATGATTAAACCTCCGTCACAATGATACGTGAGCAAACTCCGATACCTGTTGTATTATCGTCATCACCCATCTTAAATGTTAAGTCATCTCCGCCTGGAGCATTTATTGCTTGAATTTTGATTTGGACAGTTTGATCTGACCCTGTAGAATTTACAAGGCGACAATATCCGTCACCGTTCCCCATGTCTGCAGCATTATAGTTACTTACCTTAACTTTACTTCCTACAAATGCAGATGAGTCTGTGTCGTAAAATCCAATATAACATCCATTCTGTGTAGATTGAGAACCATTTCTTAAAACGTGAAAACCACATTCTAACATAGTTCCAGCAGGAATTGTAATCGTTTTGTCTGTAGTATTGATTGTAGTACTTAATGTACCTTTCTTAGAGCTGATAGAACTCAATCCAAATACATATGTAAGGCCAGGAGTAACAGTTACATCATCTCCACCTGAAAATTTGATTATACCTCTTTTTATTTCGGCTCTTGATTTTGGAAAATATGACATAATTTTAATCCTTTGTCAATATGATTATAGCCGTACCTTGGCCATAACCATATCCTAATGTTTCGTTTGAGTTGTAGTTTTCTGTAATTGCGTTCCATGCATATGCATCATTCGAGCTTTTGTGGAAATGTGCAAGACGAGGACCACAGCCTAATTTAGCAGATGTGGTTCCTGCATATGAAACTGCATCAAGATATGCCTGATCTGCTTCACCTAAAAAGTTTCCGCTTAAAAGGAAGAAACCATTTCTATTCATTGTAGAACGAATTGCTGCAATAGGTCTATTTGAGGTGTCATTTTGTTTTGGATTACAATATAACATACCAATACTTTTACCTGCATAAATTCTATCATAGTAAGTTGCACCTGATTTTCCTAGGTAAAACTCTCTATGGTCTCCCTGAAAAGGTACATATGAAGTGGTTTCACGTCCGCTGTTGCTGAATTTACCATCTCCCCAGTTATGTTTTACAGACACATTAAAAGCTTCGGCTTCAGAACTTTCTCCAATCTCGAGATTGCCTGAACCGTGGCTTGAGCCGTTTGCAAAAAATACCATGGGAGCATATCTATCCGATGGATCATACGACATATCTTTATCTCCTTTGTAGTTTTAAGATGTCACGTTTGTGCAGTTCTCTTTATTATATATATTACTATATATTCTTTATTTTAGAAAACTGCACAAATTTTTATTTACAAGGAGTAAATATTTTTATTAAACGATCCACCAGTTAGAACCGTCTGAAACAACGCTTACTGCTGAGTACTGCTCGCTGAGTGTTACGTCATCAGTTGAACCGTCAATCTCTTCAGAACCGTTAGCAGAAATTACTACGTTATATCCAGTTGCCTGCTTAATAGTAAATTGGTGTCCGCTACCTGCAGTTCCTGCTGCTGGAAGGTTAAGAGTAACGTTAGATGAAGTATGCTTACTGATGATAAGATCGATTTGTTTGCCTGCTGTAGCTGCTAGAGTTTTAGCATTGGCAGAGAAATCTGCATTATCAAGAGTAGTAAGAGCCTGAACTGTTACTGAAACGTTGCCTACCGCTGTATCAACATATGCAGTAGAAGCTGCCTTAGTCGAGTTATCACTTTGTGATTGAGTAGTAACTGTAACTGTACCACCAGTAAGATCGATAGTACCAGTTGAAGTGATTCCAGTTGCATCAAGAGAACCAATCTCTAGAGCTGCCTTAGCATAGCTTCCTTGTGAAGTATCAACACGGTTAAGAGTAGCAGGTGAAGCACTCAAGCTAGTGAATAGTTTAGCCTTTAAGCTGTCATCCTTGTCGAAGAACATACCAGCATAAGTGTTGTCACCAACATTTGAGAACCAACCGCTGTCTTTAGTTCCTGAGCTGTTCTGATAACCGATCTCGAGGAGAGGGTCAGCGAAGCGTGAGTTAGAAGCTGTGAATGAAGCTGTACCAGAAGAAACTGTCAAACCACTGTTGAATGTAGCTGTACCCGTAACGTTCATACCACCAGAAGTAACCTCTAATGTTCCACCGAATGATGATGTAGAACCAACGCTTAAGATACCAGTAACTGTTACGTCATCAGGCATACCAATTGTAAGAGTATTTGTTCCTGCAGTCCAAGCAACATTGATTTCATCAGAAGTTCCTGCAAATCTTAAGCTCTCACCAAGATTTACGTTATCACCTGTATCTACACCGTCGATGTAAATATCAAGTCCTTCATTAGCAAGCATCGCGTTAGTAATACCAGATGCTTTAACATTTAAACTACCGCCAGAGAACTCGATTGAAGAGTCATCAACCTCTGAAGTTTGGATATAATCAGAATCCAATTTACTATCAGCAATAGAACCTGCAAGCATCGCATTGGTAACTCCTGCTGCCTTAACGTTTAGAGAACCGCTTGCAAACTCGATCGATGCTCCATCAACTTCACTTGTCTTAATATAATCCTCAGCAAGTTTTCCATCTGCAATTGAACCAGCAAGCATCGCATTTGAAATACCAGATGCTTTAACATTTAAACTACCACCACTGAACTCGATAGATGAATCATCTACCTCAGAAGTTTGAATATAGTCGCTATTTAATTGGTTATCAAGAATTGAACCAGCAAGTTTTCCTGCTGCGATGTTTCCTGCAAGCATTGCGTTTGTGATACCAGAAGCTTTAACCTGAATATGACCACCAACACTGTCAAACTCGATTGAGCTATCATCTACTTCGCTTGTTTGTAAGTAGTCCTGAGCAAGCTTACCGTCTGCAATTGCACCAGCTAACATGCCGTTTGTAACACCACCTGAAACGATGTTAAGAGAACCGCCACTAAATTCGATTGAAGATCCATCAACCTCTGAAGTTTGAATGTAATCAGAAGCAAGCATCGCATCAGTTACACCAGAAGCTTTAACTTGTAGATTTCCTGATCCATTTACCTCGATTGAGCTATCATCAACCTCAGAAACCTTGAGATAATCTTCAGCTAACTTACCATCAGCAATCGATCCATTAAGCATCGCGTTTGTGATACCAGAAGCTTTAACCTGAATGTGTCCGCCAACTGAGTCGAATTCAATTGAGCTATCATCAACCTCAGAAGTCTGAAGATAATCTTGAGCGAGCTTGCCATCAGCAATCCCACCGGCAAGCATTGCATTAGTAACACCTGATGCCTTAACATTCAATGTACCAGATGCAAATTCGATTGATGAATCATCTACTTCGCTAGTTTGAATGTAATCAGATGCCAACATAGCGTCGGTAACACCGCTAGCTTTAACGCGGAGTGCTGTTCCTGTCCATTCAATTGAGCTGTCATCAACTTCAGAAGTGATAATGTAGTCTTGCTCAAGCTTTGTATCACTAATTGTTCCTGCAAGCATTGTATTAGTAACACCACCTGCTTTAACGTTTAAGCTACCACCAGAGAATTCGATAGATGAATCATCAACCTCGGAAGTCTGGATATAGTCTTGAGCAAGTTTTCCATCAGCAATTGAACCAGCGAGTTTATCGTTGCTAATTGCACCGGCCAACATTGCATTAGTAATACCAGCAGCTTTAACGTTTAATGAACCACCACTAAATTCGATTGAAGAATCATCTACTTCAGAAGTCTGGATATAATCAGAAGCTAATTTACCGTCTGCAATTGCACCTGCAAGCATTGCGTTGGTGATACCAGCAGCTTTAACATTCAATGAACCACCATTGAATTCGATTGAGCTATCATCAACTTCTGTATTCTGGATATAGTCAGTTCCAAGCATTGCATCAGTAATGCCACCAGCTTTAACTCTTAGAGCAGTTCCTGTCCATTCAATAGAAGAATCATCTACTTCAGAAGTTTGAACATAATCAGCAGCTAATTTACCATCAGCTATAGAACCACCAAGCATGGCATTAGTAATACCTGAAGCTTTAACATTTAAAGAACCACCGCTGAACTCAATAGAGCTATCATCTACCTCAGATGTTTGAATGTAGTCCTGTGCTAGTTTTCCGTCAGCAATAGAACCTGCAAGCATCGCATTATCGACCACGCCTGCTCCGATTGTTAGATCAACGTTTGATACGTCAGCTGAACCTGAAATAGTGAATGAACCACTTACATCACCAGTTGCGAAAGAAACTGTTCTTGCAGTTGCCCAAGCTGATGCTGTGTCTGCGTTACCTTCAAGTGAAGCAACAAGAACACCTGCATTTGAAGAAACATCAGGAATTGTTGTAGTAGGCTCAGAGGTTATACCTTCGAAGAGATACCATTTGCTATCGTCTGCATCACGTGCAAGACCATGATATTCTGTAGTTGAACTTCCATTTACGCTTTCTGCATAAAAACCAAGGTCAATTGTATCTGCAGTATTTCCATCACCAACTTTGAAAAGTGGGTCAGAAACTTCAAGGTTTGTAACAGATGTTGTTTGTGAAGAACCGGTTACTGTAAGGTTACCTTGGACCTCGACGTTTCCGGAAAAAGTACCGGTCTCACCTTGTACGTCGCCCACGTGGAGAGTTCCCCATTTACGTGTGTTAGTACCAAGGTCGTGACCTTTATTACTATCGGGTTTAATTGCTGACATATCTTACTCCTTATATCATTTTGCGATTGTCATATGTAATTATATACTAACTCGTGTATTTATAATATTTTTTTGCATTTTTTTGTTAGTAGCTATAAATTCATCACGATGTCTAAAAAATGCAGACAATAAACGAATTTTACTTCTGTTTATCTCTGCATCGTTACTTATATGTTTATAGGTGTTTTTACAGAAAGTTTAACCAGAGCAAATCTGGTTATCTCTATGTTTATCCTGCGAACTCTGCATCGCCACCTGCGAGAATCTTAAGCATCTTAGTGCTTTGTGCAGGAGCTGCTTGATAGAATTCAATATCTTTAGTTACTCCAGCGGCACCATAATTTACGTGATATGCCCAACATCCTGCATGACCTTTAATCATGAAGTCATCAGCGAATTCGAAGTCACTACCTGCAACTGCGAAGATACCTCCGCCTCTTTCTTCTCTTGCATCAAGTCTTGTATCAAGCGCTGCAACCTCAGAAGCACGTGTGCTTTCCTCAGTATCAAGATCTGATTGAGTAGAAGCTAGTTGTGTATCAAGCTGAGCTACTGCTGCTTTAAGACTTGCTGCTGAATCTGCATAAGTTGCTCCAGCAATTGCATTGTAACTACCATCAGCTTCTAAGCCTATTGAACTCTCGTGTGTATTAGCAAGAGTTTGTAGGTTTGAAATATCAGTGTCATTACTGCTAATTGCATCTGCATTAGTTTTAATTTGGCTATCAGCAAGAGTAAGAGCACCCTTAACTGTAGTTGCTCCATCGAGGTAATTACTTCCACTATGTGCTGAGTAAGAACCGTTTGCATTTAATCCTACAGAAGCCTCAACAGTATTGATTGCTGAAACGTTGGTTGCGATATTTGTTACGTTAGTAGCAATATCTGTGTCGTTACTAGCAATTGCATCAGCATTTGTCTTGATCTGTGAATCCAACGCACTATCTGCAGCTTTAAGTGTAGATACACCAGAGATGTAATTCGAAGATCCATCTGCAGTATAACTACCATTTGCATTTAGTCCTGCTCCAGTTTGAGTTGCATCCAATTCATTCTGAAGGTTTGTGATGTTTCCACTTCCTAAGTTGCTTATATCATCAGCGTTTGTCTTTGCTCTTGTATCAAGTGCGATAAGTGCAGCTCTTAATGAAGCAGAAGCTCCAATGTAATTACTACCAGCAGGAGCGCTATAAGTACCGTTTGCATTTAAGCCAATCGCAGTTTCATGTGTATCAGCAAGAGTCTCAAGAGATGCGATATCAGTTTCGTTAGTTTTAACTTGTCCATCAAGAATTCCAATTTCACCTGCAATACTTGTTGCTGCATCAAGGTAGTTCGAACCACTTCTTTGAACATGAGCACCAGCAGCGCTTAATCCGATAGAAGATTCATGAGTATCTAACAATGTTCCTTGTGAAGCGATTGTAGTTTCTGCAGTATCAAGATCGCTCTGTGTTGAAGCAAGTTGAGTATCTAAGCTAGTAACTGCACCCTTGAGAGTATTATCAGTAGCATATGTACCAGCAATTGCTGTATAACTTCCATCTGCATTTAATCCTACGCCAGACTGAGTTGCATCCATTTCAGTTTGTGAAGCTTTAGCAGCAACTGAAGTTTGTAATGTTGAAACATCACCTTCAAGAGAAGTAATATCACTCTCTGCTGTAGTCATTCTACCTTGAAGAGCAGTAATATCTGTATCGTTGCTACCTATTGCATCAGCATTGGTTTTAACTTGACTATCCAAAGCACCAATCGCAGCATTGTGAGTACCACTTGCGTAATTGGTTGATGAATACGCCGGTCTAGAACCATCTGCGTTTAATCCTAATGATGTTTCATGAGTATCAATAAGGGTTTGTAAAGCAGTATCTGCTGTCGCTCTTGTAGATGCCTCGTTGTTTATGGCAGTATTTACGTCTGTATCTAATTCCTCAATAGCAACCTTAAATGAGCTTGTAGCAGTTACGAAGTTTGTGCTGGTGAAGTTAGATTTTGTACCATTGGCATTCAATCCAACCGCAGTTTCTATTGCATCTACCTCGTTATTAAGGCTAGTAAGGTTATTACTTGTAGGAACGTTAGCAATATCTGTTTGTAGTTGTGCAACATCACTTTCGAGATCATCTATGTCGCTTTCAGCAGTAGTCATTCTACCTTGAAGAGCGGTAATGTCTGTATCATTACTTGCAATGTTATCAGCATTTGTCTTGATCTGTGCATCAAGCTTACTATCTGCATCTTTTAATGAACTAGCTGCACCTAAGTAATTACTACCAGCAGGAGCTGAATATGCACCAGCTGCACTTAATCCTGCACCTGCCTCAATAGCATCAACCTCAGTTTGTAGGTTTGATATATTTGTAGTTTGTGTAGTATTAAGAGTCTGAATGTTGGTGATATCAGTTTGAGCAGTGCTCATATCACCTTCAAGAGAAGTAATATCTGTTTCAGCAGTAGTCATACGACCTTGTAATGCTGTTATATCACCATCATTACTTTGAATTGCTGCAAGGTTTGTACCAATATCTGAAGTATTTGTTGAGATATTATCTGCATTAGTCTTGATCTGTGCATCTAATTTAGAATCAGCATCTCTTACAGAAGAAGCAGCAGCAAGATAATTGCTACCTGCAGGAGCTTGATAAGCACCAGCTGCAGTCAAACCAATCGAAGCTTCATGAGTATCTGCTAATGTTTCTAACGCTGTAACATCTGCTGCAGCTGCCTTAGTAGCGATTGCTGTAGCGTTTGTTGCGATGTTTGTTGTGTTAGTAGAAATATCATCTGCATTATCTTTAATCTCTGCATCAAGTAAGTTATCAGCACTCTTTAAAGATGTAGCAGTTCCAAGATAATTCGAAGCTCCAGGAGCAACATAGTTACCGGCTGCTGATAAACCTGCACCAGCTTGAGTATTATCCAATTCAGTCTGTAATCCAACGATCTCAGTACTCTGAGTAGTGTTGGTATTATTAGCCGTAGTAATTGCTGTTGAAAGCGTGGCAATATCTAATTCATTAGAACGAATCTCTGCATCAAGTAATCCTAAAGCACCCTTTGTAGAAGTTGCTGCATTCAAGTAGTTTGAAGTAGTATGTGCTGAATAAGAACCGTTTGCATTTAAGCCTACAGCTGCTTCAATAGCATCTACCTCTGCTTGGTTTGGAGCACCTACCTGAAGGTTTCCTACTGTTGTCTCTAAAGTATCAAGGTCATCTTGAGTAGATTTAAGTTGAGTATCAAGAGCAGAAATTTCACCACGAACCGTAGTTGCGCCTGAAATGTAGTTTCCTGTTGCATCAGCAGTAAATCCACCATCTGCATCTAATCCGATAGATGCTTCATGTGTATCAGCTAATGTATTTAACGCGCTATCACCACTTGCTCTACTTGAAATCTCACTGTTTAATTCAGCACTTAAACTACCAAGAGCTGCGTGATGTGATACCGCTGCACCACCAAGTCTTGTTGAATCACTATATGCAGGAAGAGAACCATTCGCTCCTAAACCTGCAGAAGTTTGTGTAGCATCTAATTCTGATTGTGTTGAAGCAAGTTGTGTATCAAGTGCTGCAGTTTCTTGTCTAACAGATGAAGCACCATTGATATATGTTCCTGCCTGTGCAGTAAATGTACCATTGATGTTTAATCCAACTGCTGCTTGTGTTGCATCAACCTCACCTTGTAGTGCAGTTAAATCAGCTGAAGAAGCTTTGCCTGCAATTGCTGTAGTATTTGCAGCAGCTGCATCTTCATTTAACTTAATCTGATCGTCAAGATCTGTAAGTGCTTCTTTAACAGTAGTTGCAGTGTCCATATAGTTTGAACCATTATGGGCTGCGTACGAACCATTTGCGTTTAATCCTACTGCTGCTTCAATCGCATCAACTTCTGCCTGATTCGGCGCACCAACTTGTAGATTTCCTACAGTAGTTTCGAGGGTGTCCAAGTCATCTTGTGTTGATTTAAGTTGTGTATCTAATTGTCCAACTGCAGTTTTAAGTGAAGCACCTGAAGCGTAATTTGCTCCAGCAATTGCTGTATAACTACCATCAGCATTTAATCCGATAGAAGTTTCGTGAGTATCAGCCAAAGTTTCAAGATCTGAAATATCACCTTGAGCAGTTGCTAATGAAGCTTCAGCAGTATCTAAATCACTTTGTGTTGATGCCAACTGTGTATCTAAACTTGTAACTGCGCCTTTTAACGTAGCATCAGTTGCATAAGTACCAGCGATTGCTGTATATGTACCGTTTGCGTTTAGACCTACACCAGTTTGTGATGCATCTAATTCACTTTGAACTGCAGCGATTGAAGTTGTGATTGTTCCTGCAAAGTTTGCGTCATCACCAATTGCTGCTGCCAATTCGTTTAATGTATCTAAAGCGCCAGGAGCTGCATCAATAACATTAGCAATTGCAGTGTTTATATCTGCTTGTTCTACCTTATTAGCCAAAGATGCTGAAACTGTGCCAAGTTGTGTATCAAGAGCAACGATTTCTCCGCGAACCGATGTTGCAGCGCCAAGATAATTTGTGCCTCCTGCAGCAGTAAATCCTCCGTCAGCATCTAAGCCAACAGAAGATTCAATCTCATCAACCTCAGTTTGAATGGCTGCGATATTACCATTTCCGAGGTTCGCAATTGCATCTGCGTTTGTTTTTATTTGTGAGTCTAATAAACTATCAGCGCTCTTCAAAGAAGTTGCTGCGCCTAAATAGTTTGATCCATTTGGAGCTGTATAGCTACCATCTGCATTTAGTCCTGCACCTGTCTGTGTTGCATCAACTTCAACCTGCGAAGGTGTCCCGGGAGGAACCGCAATACCATTTTCTAAGTCTTCAACACGATCTTCAAGTGCCGTAATGTCTGTTTGTACATCACCAACCTTACCTTGAAGAGTAAGGGGGCTTACCGCTTTGTTATCTATAACACCAGCATTTACTTCAGCTTGCGTAGCTAACTGAATCTGACCGGCGCGTTCTTCTGATGCGACAGAAGTACCTGATCTATTTATAGCCATTTTTTAATTACTCCTTGATGAATGTTATGTAAATTTCTGCGTCTGCAGCAGTAACACCAGAGAGTTCGAGTTTAATTCCGTCTGAGAGTAAATCGAGTGAGGTACCACCGATAACTGCTGCGTCTGTTCCTGCAACGTTTCCTGTTGTAGCTTCGACATATCTTACTGATCCAGCTGGGCGAAGGAAAACATCAAATGTTCCTGCTCCACCACCTTGGAAATCATTACAGTTGATTTGAATCTTATTGCTTTCTAATGCAGGATTAAATCCTAAGTTGCTGCTATCAGCTTCAACTGTTGCTGCACCTCCATTGATTGCTGGGTTAGCAATACCATCAGAACCAGCCTGAATGTCTGTACGAGTTCCGTATGCTTGACCTGCAACAGAGATTACCGCTCCACCAACAGTTTGCTCAAAACGAAGAGTATCTGAAGATGTTTGTGTTACTCTGAGTCCGTTACGATCTGCGCTTTGGTTTCTCCAAAGAAGTATAACAGCTTGAACTCTATCAACAAGATCTGATAAACTTAAAGCGTTTCCACTTTCATCTTCAAGTCCGATGTGAATTGTTGTATCTACTTCACGTTCTCCAGAAGCTTTATCGTCTGCAGTAAAGGTGAATGTTTGTGAATCATCACCTAGATCTGGTCTTTGTGCTTTAACTGCAAGAATATTTCCTACATTTGGAAGCTGGTCGAATTTTAAATCTCGTATGTCTGCGACTGTATTTGCTCGCAAAGACACAACAAATTTACGTGTGCGATATGAAATGGCCATATGAAATTTCTCCTTAATCTTTTATGAATTCATTTTGTTTAATAAACCAAAAAGCGATAGCGAGGGCCCTCCGCTTGCAGCAAGAGGCTGCGCATTTTGGTGATGTCACTTGTCTTCCTTCATCCATGGATAATGACCTCTTATCTTTTTATGAAAGAAAGATCCTTTGCTCTCAGAAATTAAGAAGCTTTTATAGACTGAAGAAGGAATGTTGTAGTAGTATATATCTTCAGAGTTCTTAAATTTAATCAACAAAATTTCTTTTTCTGAAACATACTTAAATTTATTTATTAAAGTTGAATTAAGTTCTTTAACTTCATTCCAGTTTATTTTAGTTAGATTTAAGTTATTTAACTTATCTTTTAACATAGTTCCTTCAGTCTTTTAGTATATCTGTTTAGCTTATAGTTTATTTTATTATTATATATCTTCTATAACTAATTATATGTTAAGTTTAGTTTTTGTAAAAAAAATTTACAAAAAAATTTTTTCATAGTCTGAAAGTAGGATTTATTCATACTTTTTATACTAAATTAAAAATAAAACAAAAATAATTTTACAAGTTTCAGTTCTTAGATAATATATAATTAAGAGATAGATAATAGATAGATACTGAATAGTTATTAGTAGTTTATATATCTTAGTTATAGTATATTTATTTTAGTTTATTTTAATATTTAGTTTATATTTTCAGTTTCTATCATATACTTATCTTAGAAGGATACTTTAAGAGACATAATTAAAAAGAGCCAGAGAACTTAAGTTCATCATCTGGATGAAGTAACAAAGAACCTGTCCTAAGTATCCTTCTTTTTTATATTATCAGTAGATATACATTCAGAATAAAGAAAGGTTTAATTAAAAAATGTCATCAGAAGATTTAAATACACAAGAAGTAGAAATCCCTTCAGTACGTCTAGTAGGACGTCAGATCAATGCAGTAAATGCACTAATCAAAGGTGTAGAACATGCACAGAAGTTAGGAGCATATTCAGTCAAGGATGCTTCAATCTTATTTGATTCCATCAGACTTCTTACTACAAATCATCCTACACCAGAAATCTTAGGTGTTGATACTGAAGTAAAAGGTTCTTTACCTCCTCAGCCTCTTAAAGAGGAACCACAAGCATTTGTACCAGGAGGTGATGCCTAAAGATATATCACAGAATCACGACGTTAAATTCTGCGAAACTTTCTGCTCAAATACATTAAAACATATTCACAGCAAAAACAAGTTAAGCAGAAGTTATTCTCCTAAATATTTTCTAACTACTAAACCTCGGCCTCAAAACCGGGGTTTTTTTATATAAAATAAATGTTTTTCTAAAAAACTAACTTAAATAACTTAATTTCAACTTAAATAAACGTTTTAACTTAATTCGAACTTAAATAACTTAAATAAGTTAATTCAACTTAAATCAACTTTATTCATCGTCTTTTCCAAAATAATCTTTATCAGCATGTAATTCCCAGTCATCTGAAACTCTAAATGAATCCCAGAAAGCATCTAAACTTTTTTGCTGAACAGTTCTTGAAACTTTTTCACCATCCGCACCATATACATCAGTTCCAAATGATACATTATAGTTTCCACTATTAGCTTCAACTTCTTCTATTGCCCATTTCAGTGATGTAAGTGTATCATCATGCTTTCCAAAAGGATACGATATCGCTTCTTCTTCAAATGCATCAATAAACTTTCTACATCTCTCATCCATAAATGGTAATCTAATCATCTTGTTTTCAAATAAAACTGCAAGTCTGTGAATTTTTATCTTCAAAGAATTTTTTCTTGTCATATTCACACCGCGTACAGGCAAATCTGTATCTTTCATTAATGCTGAAACATGTAATGCACCAAAAGAGTTTTTCTCCACAGCTACTCTACGAACATGTTCTTTATGTTTATTGTACATCTTTATAATTTCGTCCATAATTTGTTGCTGTGTCAGCCCACGTCCTCTAAAACAATCTAATACCCACATAATTCCTGACTTTGGATCCTTAGCAATTGTCCATCCAACAGTATAATCTGTATCATTCTTTGCAGCTTTTTTTGCATCTGATTCAATTGCTAAGTCCCATCCTTGTGCAACTATACACTTTGATAGATTAATTTGTGGCGGTGCCATATCAAAACTATATGAGCTACTCTTACAATCTTGTATCCAATCACTTTTTATCAAACTATCTTCAGCAGCTATAACTTTATTCTGCATTTCTCTCTCAAATAAAGTTGAACCCATCGATCTTCTTTCCATAAGAAGATACTTTATATCTCGGAATGCAGGCCACAAAACCTTTTCATCACCTGAAGTCTTTACATCTTTCAGAACTTCACGACCATTTTCCATCTTTTCAACAATATATTCATAATGACTTGGCCACTGAAGTATTGCTGGTTCTTCAATTACTTCAAACGTTGGATCGTTTATCATGTGTGCATATATATCATCGTCATGTTTTCTCGTACCAATTACCAACATTAAACCACCTTGATTCAAAATAGGTGTTACGGTTGCTGCTAACCAATCTCTTGTTTTCTGACGAACACCTGCAGATGCGCAGGTTCTTTCATCTTCAAGGTCGTCAATAATAACGATATCAACGTGGGCACCAGTTATTGAACCACCGGCACCAACTGCTTCCAATGTCGGATCAACACTCTTTCCCGAACGCTGAACATATATCTGCGTTGCAGTGAATTTTGCAGACCCTCCATCGAAAGGAATACAATCTTCTCCACACCAATCTTGCTGAACAACTTCTGAATCCATAAATGTTTTTATCAAACGAACTCTCTTCTCAGCTTGACCTGCTGACGCAGAGATAAACAGAATGCTCACGTTTCGATCTAAACAAATTTTCCTTAAAGCATATGATGCCGCAAGTAAAGATTTACCGTGCGATCTTGGGGATAATACAAGCAACTTCTTTTTTTGCCCACTATCTTTTGCTTCTTTCTCTAACCTATCAATCGTATTTAACCA